AATGCCTACAATGTCAGGGCTGTCGGTGGTGGTGGTGATCTGCGTTGGAACAACGCGCACCACGGGTCCGGCGCGGCCGTGCCGGCTTGCGCCATCGAATAATCTAGAATCAGCCGCCGAAAGGCCAGCTCTCTAACGAAGAGACGAACAAGATGCCGCGACGCGAAATCGGTGAACCGAAACGCTACAAGCACGGCTTTATGGTGATAAATGAGTTTAGTAAAAGAAAAAGTAACAAGCTTTGAATGCTTATATAATGCCATGCAGAAATGCGCAAACGGCGTCAGATGGAAGCCAGGCGTCATCAGCTACCTGCAGCATGGATTGAGTAATACAGAGAAGCTGCGCAAAGAGCTGGAAGATGGCGCATATGAGATTGGGCCACAGCTAAGGTTTACGATTTACGAGCCTAAAAAGCGCGAAGTAATCGCGCTTCGCTTTCGGGACAGACAAGTACAGAGGAGCTTACTCGATAACTACCTGTACGACGAAATAACACGTCATTTTATCTATGACAATGTTGCCTGCCAGAAAGGGAAAGGAACCGACTTTGCGATTCGCAGATTAAAGCAGATGCTGGTCAAAGCGCATAAGCGATATGGCCAGAATACATATATCTATACTTACGATATCCGCAACTTCTTCGGCTCTACGAGCCACGAAATAGCGAAAGCAGCCATTGATAAACGCGTCCGTGATAAATGGGCGCGGGAAATGGTGCATCAGCTTATCGATTCCTTCAAGGGCGATACTGGTATAGGACTAGGATCAGATATTGCGCAGTTTATCGAACTAAGCGTTCTCGACGGACTGGACCACTTCATAAAAGAAAAGCTACATGTTCGGTACTATATCCGATATATGGACGACTTCTTAATAATCGCAAACGGAAAAGACAAGGCAAGAGCTTACAGGCTTGCCATCGAGAACGAGTTGAAAAGGCTCAAGCTCAAGCTACATCCACGCAAGTGCAAAGTGCTGCCAGCCCGTCGTGGGTTTAAGTGGCTCGGATATCGATTTCGCGTAAAAGAATCTGGCAAGATCATCATGACCATCGACAAGACGCGCATTATCCGCGAAAGACGGAAGCTAAAGAAGCTTGTCAGAAAATACGCACGAGGACAAATAAGCAAAGCGGATATTGACGCCAGCCTTAATAGCTGGGCCGCTCATGCGCGGAGAGGCAACAATCATCATGTCATTAAGAAAATGACGCAATATTATCAAACGTTATGGAGGGACGTAAAATGTTCAATCATATTAGCAAAGACAAAAGATTAAGAGCACTCGAAACAGAGAATCAAACATTGAAATCAAAGCTTGCAGTGACCGTGTCGCAGATGTCGTATGTCGCCATGATGAGCGACATCGACCTGCCGACTGACACGACGGCGCAGAGCACGACGGAGGTGACGGACAATGAGTAAGTGGTATCCGAAAATCAAGGAATGGTATGACGCAGGCTACTGGACAAAGACGATGGTCAAAAACGCAGTAATCAAAAAGCGCATCACAGCCGACGAATACAAAACGATCACGGGAGACGACTATGTCGCTGATTGAGATTATCGCGACGCAGTATGACATCATCAATGCGCAAAATACGCTGATTTACCGGCTCGCACAGTGCGCAGGGCAAATTGAAGGGCTCGACGAAGAAATGAAGGGCATCAACGAGCTAAAAGAAAGAATCGAGGCGAAGGTATGATTCTTGAAAAAGTTGCCGAGGCCCTGCTGGCATACGCTATCCCGACCGCCTCGGCCATGATGCTGAGCTGGCTGACGTACACCATCAGGACAAGCCGCAAGCGCCAGGACGCGCTGGAGGAAGGCGTAAAGTGTCTCTTGCGAGACCGCATAATCCAAGCGCACCGCTATCACGTAGTAGAAGGACACGAAGTGAGCGCTGAGGAATACACCAGCAGCGAAGACATGATTGCAAGCTACAAAGTCCTCAAAGGCGAAAACGGATACATCGACCGACTGGCAGAAGAGTATAAGAAAAGCCCAATTGCCGGGCAACACTAGGGGGGGGGGCGATTTAATGATCGAGAAAATCAATGTTTCTGACTTACTGACGATAGCCGGCCTACTTGCCGCCCTCATACTTGCGATTTTTTATGGCATGAATGAATTAGCAATGAGTATCGCCTCGGGATTGCTCGGCTACATCGGCGGCAACATCAAGACCGCCGCCACAAATAAAAAGGAGAGCGAAAAAGCATGAAAGTATTTATCAATCCTGGGCACGACCTAAAATACGATTCGGGGGCCGTACACACAGATGCAAATGGAGACGTAGATCTGCGCGAATGCGATGTCGCCATTGAAATCGGCACCGCAGTCAAAAAGTACCTGGAAAACGCTGGATGCGAATGCTATATGATGCAGAGCGACAACCTTGCCCCGACGGCATACGGACGTAGCGATTACGATGACCGGCAGGGGCTGACTGTCACGGAAACGGCGAATAACTGGGGCGCCGACGTATTTGTCAGTATTCATTGTAACGCGGCGAATGGCGATGCACGCGGCACAGAAACAGAATGTTACAGCCGTATGAGCAATGGCGGAAACTTAGCGCAGTGCATCCAAAACCAGATTATCAGCAGCATCGACACGACGGACCGGGGCGTAAAAGAGCGGCCTGACTTGCTGGCACTCAAGTACACCGACATGCCGGCCGCGCTCGTTGAAACTGCGTTCATCGACAATGACGACGACATGATGCTGCTGGTCAATAAATGGGACGACATCGCCAGGGCAATCGCCCGCGGCGTCACAGATTACGAATGTAGCTTACAGTAGGAGGTAATCAATTATGAGCAAATGGACAGACTTTAGAGACAGTATGGAATCCGCATTAGATATTGCAGACGTCACGGAAGCAGCAAAAGAACAGGTAATCGCAAGCCTCACTGGCGACGGCATGGACGCCATTTCCGCCGTCGCGGATAAATTCGTGGCGCAGATTCAGGCGCAGGCGGCAGATGAACAGGGCTGGAACATGGTCCGCGACAAATTCGTTCTGCCGCTGCTCATCAACGGCGTCATCTGGGCGGTAAAGTTGACACTGGCTAAATCGACAACCACACAGCAGTAAGCACTACACCCCGCCGGGCAAAACCGGCAGGCCTGCTATGAAAAACATAACAGTTTGTTCCCGAAATAGATTTCGGCCGCAAAACTAACAACGCCCGGTAGGAGAGGACCTGCCGGGCTTTTCGTTTGGAATCGTCAGAAAATCGTTAGCGTACACCGTACACGCACAAACACGAGTTTGACTTCGTTCGTCTTGCGTTATCTCTGTAATATACACACAATACACAGAAACGCGCACAGGCCGCTTGTATGCTATATCTTCTATTCTCGAAACGTTAATACAATCGTATATTTCTACAAACCTATGCAACAGATAAACCGCATGAACAAGCCGTTCATGCGGTTTTCTTTTTGTCTGTTTACTCACTTGCTTCGAGTAAATTCAAGTTAATTTGACCTTGTAATATACGCACAATATACGCACAATATACACTTATAATCGGTTCACCGCCTCAATGAGCTGTCCCAGCGTCTTGTGAGTATATACGCGGTCCGTGATATCTTTCGAGCGATGCCCCAGGATGAGCTGGATGATCTTCTTATCGACGCCGGCGTCGGCCAGCATCGTCGCGCAGGTGTGCCGGCAGTCGTGTGGGAGATGATCCATTTTCGAGAGGACAGGGGACTTCTTCCAAAAGTGGTCCCGCAGCCGGTCGTAATCAAAGACCGGCTTGCCGTCCAGGTCGATGACGAGATATTCCTGACCATGGTGATATAAGGCTGCCACGAAGGGCTTTATCTTATCAGCCAGGGGGATGACCCGGTTCCGGCCTGCCGCTGTCTTCATGCCGGCGCGGAGATAGCTTTCATCGAGGTGCACATTGGCCGTTTTCGCCCTGAGGAGCTCCGTCGGGCGCAGGCCGGTATAGATGTAGATGAGGGCCAGACGGGCTCCTTCGTCGTCCGTGTGGTCCCAGAGGATGCGGCGCTCCGCAGCCGTGAAAGGCTTATGCAGCCGTGACTGCGTCGCCGGCGGCAGGTCCGTCATCTTCGCATAGTTCACGGCGCAGATTTCTATCCGGGCCGCGTACTGGTAGAGCTGGCTGCAAAACAGCCGGATGTTCTTCTTGGTGCTGTAGCCCCTCTTACAGCCGTCAATCACCTGCTGAATGTCATCGGGCCGAAGGTCGACGAAAATGTGCTCGTGGAGGCGCTGGCAGTACTTGAAGGCCGACTTGTACCCGTTTGGTTCTTCTTTGCCGACTCGGGTATACTTCCATTCGGCCCATTTGGCGTGAAGATCTGCGAATGTCGTCTTCCGGGCATCTGTGTCATAGGGATGCTGGTTGTAGTCGTCGAGGCATGCCAGGGCGTCCTTCCTCGTGGAAAAATAGCCCAGGTATTTATAGATCTGCTTCCCTTCGTCGCTCCAGCCTGCGGTGATGCGGACGGCGAAAGGGTGGCGGCGTTTGCCGCCGAGCTTGATGATCGAGCCGTAGCCTGTGGGTAGCCGCATGAAATCACACTCCTTAACAAACTGATGTTCTTTGATTCGGCGAAAAAATCAGGAATTTGCAAATACAGAGTAAAACTTTGCGAATGCAAATTCCTGATTTTGCGAGCGCTGCGTTCGCTACAAGACAACCTTGTTGTTACGGGTTACATACACCGCAAGGAGCATATCCATTGGCAATGGCTTCGTCACGTGATTCAAAGGAGACGAAGTTTTCAGGATGTTTGATGGTGCGGCAGGTAGCATAATGGAACTTCATAGATTTGGGATTCCCCAGATAGTCGGCGGCAAAGGCTGCGCCGAACGACGACAATAAGCAAAGGGTAGCCAGAACAAGCGATATTTTCTTCATCATAAGCAATCATCCTTCCGTTCTGCAATAAGTCATAAAACCTTCTTCTTGTAATGAAAACGTCCAGCAAAAGGACTCAATAGTTTATTTCACGATAAATTAAAATAGGTACGATGCCGTACTGCGCATTCGAATACAGCTGATTGATGGCTTCGGCACAGGCATCAATAGCACTTTCGATAGAATCAGGCGTGGAATCGGTGTTGCTGGAATCATTGTGAGAATGGGAGTCTAGAATCCCCAGGATATACCACTGTCCTGGCAAATCAATGCCATACGTACGGTTCAGATCGGATTGCCGGATAGACAGGCATCCTTCCCGCAGCGTCCCGCTGATTAATGTCGATTCGAACCGGATGGATAATTCAATGGAATCATCCATCGATTGAATCATCGATATCATGGCCTTGATGATTCCTTTGATGTTCCGGTCGTTCGGCAGCTGGAAGAACTTTTGATTCTTCTCTATGACAGGCATCAACTGCTTTATGGAATGGAGGTCCCGAATCTTTATCGGCGCATGTATACAGACCAGTTTTCCGGAACATACAGGCGGCAGCGACTGCAAGGGTGCAATGCTCAAATCATTCAGCAGGCCGAT